TAACAGCTAGACTAGAGGCTCTAGAAGGGTAAAAAACACACTATAAATATACATGTAGAAACGGTAAAATAGGCTTAGACAAGGTCTGAGCAACAAGAAACGGTAGGTTTGCACCTACCGTTCTTTATTTGATTTGCTATAGATTACCTATTAGAGATATCCTAAGTTTTGCTTACGACCACGCTCTGGTGTCCAAGGACCATCCAAAGGATCAACCATTGCAATTGTTGCTTCTGAGTCAAGATCAGCTTTATAATCAGCAGCTGTAGAGCCAGTAACTGTTACACGAACTGCATGACCATCTGACTTACGTACAATAACGCAATCAAGTGTACCAGAACCATAAGTAGCTTTAGCCCTTACAGAGAGTTGAGTAATACCTATTTTAGCGAGATCTGTTGAAGAGACGTCTGATGTATGGTTAGCATTTGCACCAGTAAAGGTAGGCCAGTTATTCCAGACTATGTAGTAGTCATCATTGAGAGTAGCATCAGCAGCTGTACCAATACCGTAACCAGAACCAGTTACGTAATGTGACTCTAATCTCTTAAGCCCTTGGCCTCTATCAGCACCAGACTTACCATCCGCAAGTTTAATGTTTGTAAATTTAAGCATATAAGTATTTAATCATTTAAGTCTAGTTTTACAAAAAAAGAACGGGCCCATTTCTGAGCCCGTTCTGGTTAATTGTTATACTAAGAGTTAATCTTAGAAGTAAACAGAGCTTGAACCTGGAGTAAACTCAGCGCCAAGATTCTGTACGATAATAACGTGATAGTAGAGGTTACTACCGAAGATGTTATCAACAACTCCATAACGTGTAAGCAAGCCTACGCGTGGTGCGAAGTCGTTAGGTCCGATTGTACGCTGTACCATTACTGGGATGTATGGGCAATAAATAATACCTGTGTCATAGAACTCAGGTCCCTTATATCCAAGGAGTGCGTACTCAATACCATCGGTTCCACCACCCTGACGGGTCTGGCCATAGCCAGTGTTATGGTTAACTTCAGTACGGGTATCACGGTAAACGTTGAAACGACCACCAATAGAACCGACCTTGCCGATACCTACTGGCTGAGTATTGACGTCACCAGCAACTGGGACCCACTGGAACTCAGGAAGCATCTCAAGGATAGCACATACCCGTGGAGTAGCAACGATGAAGTTAGCAGCACCACGACGGTTACGAACAGCAATACGGTTAGCTTCGATAATCAAACGCTGATAGAAGTCACGGTTACGCTCAACGAGCCAGCGACCATCTGCAGAAGCAGGTGACCAGACTGAAAAACCTGGACCATAGCCAGCACCAAGTGCAGACTGGATCATGCGCATAAGCATCTCACGATCGATTTCAGCTTGGATCTCGTAGCTCATGGCGTTAGTGATCTCAGCGTCAATGTCGATACCGTTCATGTTCTTAAGGTCCTGCTCAAGTTCAACTGACCAACGAGCGCCGAGGCGACGTGTACCAGCTTCAACAGCAGTCTTTTCGAACTTAACTTCAACCTGTGGAATGTCACCAGTAACTTCAAACGCAGAAAGAATCTGTGCAACACCTTGATCGTTAGCGTTGAAATCCCAGTAGCCAGAAGCACCAGAAAGCTGGTTATCACCAGATGCACCAGTGAAACGAGTATCTAGAAGCTGATATCCGAGCTCGGAGTCATTAAGACCGTTAGCGCCATCGTATGGAACGCCTGTAGCAGCTGCGACTGGAACAGTCTTACCATCAGTACCTGTACCAAGTGTATCAGACTGGTAAGCATAGCGAAGAGCAAATGCAAGACCAACTGGACCACTCATAGGCTGAACACCAACGATATCGTTAGTGATGAGCTCAGGGAATGTACGACGGATCATCGGGATGAGCACCTTTGGAAGGCGAGCATCCTTAGGAGCGTAAGTATCTCCAGATCCAATTTGGGAAGCTGGGTTAAACTGTACTCCGCCTTGTGCAGCGCCACCAAGGGCACCGCCGCCTACAGAGGATCCCTCCTCAAGGCACCATTTCTCTTGGTTCTCCAAGAGAACAGCCGTGTTTAAACGGGTGTGAGCATCGTCGATTGCCTTAACGGAATCGGATGTATAATCAAGCACTGGAGCCCACTTTTCCAAGAGGGTGTTAGCGCGATCTTTGTCAATAAATGATTGTGGTTTATTCATAATAATTAATTTGTTTTGTTTCTTTAACATGGGTTACCCCAAGTGACTCAGGCACCGAATGCCTCAATGTTTATAAATCAAGCTAAATTACTTCATCAAGTCCAGCCCTTCAAGATAAGGGTTTGATGGTACTGATGGTTTAGCTTTCTCCTCAACAACTGTTTTTGGAGCATCAGCTTTCACAGTGCGATTGCTGATTGCTTCCTCACGAATAACTTCAAGTTGCTCTTTTTCCTTACGGTCAAAGAGACGTGCAGTGTATTCGAAATTCTCTTCGATAAATCTTGGAGACTTATCTGATAAAACTTTCTTAAGATATGTAGACTTCTTACCGCTGAACTTAGCACATCGATTCTCAAGAAACGCAGCAGACTTAGCCTGGTTGTAGTTCTCATTAAGAGTTTCATTAGTCTTCTTAAGTTTAGCAATTTCTGCTTTAAGCTCATCCATTTCTGTTTTACCTTCAACGATTGCAGTTTTTACTGACTCTGACATTAGAGACGAGTCAACAGCAAGTGTAGAGCGAAGATTATTGAGAACAGTCATAGCTGTATTGTTACGAGTTGCCTCTTCAATAGCTGCCGTTGGAACAGCTTCATCAATATATTCTTCTAGGTAATTAGAAATAGATTCAACTAGGGTCTCTTTAAATTGAGAGGCACCCTCGTTAAGCTCTGCTTCATATTTTTTAATAACGTTGCCTAATTTAGAGGCATTGTTTTTATCAACAGCTTCAACAATACTTTGCATCTTAGTTGTATGATCCTTATCAATTTGTACAATAAGGGTCTCAAGCTTTTCAGCATAAAGTTCGTCTTGGCTTGCGAGTGCAGCTTCAACAGAAAGCTCAACTTTCTCTTTAAGTGCTACCTCGATTGACTCTACTGAATCTTCAGTAAGGACATCTTGTAATTCGGTTGGTAGTGATTTTTTATTCATAATAATTAAAAGATTGGTTTTTCTGCTGCTTGACGAATTCGAGCTTCGAGTTTGTCTTGAACAGCCGACTGTAAATATTTATTAGCCGCTGCATAGTTCTCACCAGAAATAGCATCGATAAACTTAACTATTTTGTCTTTTGCGTTGTTTTTATTAGGTTTCTCAGACATATTCTTATTTATTAAGGGTTGTAAGTTAATCAAATTTTGTTAATAAAGCTCATGATGCGTTCAAGTAGATATTTTTCTACTTCTTTTCGTGGTAATTTAGACACACTTTTTTCAAACTGGTCATAAATCTCTTCGTACTTACCATCTTCTGCAAGAACCCATTGTTTAGATTCTAGGATACCATTTACAAATGCTTTTGGATAAGATGGGTCAGCAACACAATCAATAGCCACTAGTTTCATATTACGCACTGTATTGTATTCACTGCTTTCCTCTAAGGTACCTAGAGCACGAGAACTCATACCTACTTTAACACCATCGTTAACTAATGATCGAACAATTTGACCGCATGGTGTAGTAAGTACTTTTGACTTACCATAAAAAACATTACCATCCTGTGTAAGCTCTGTCACCATATGACAAGCTCTCTCGAGATCGACATCTGCTGATGACGGGTGATTTAATTCACCCATTGCACGACCAGGCTTTACAAAATTTTCGTTATAAGATGCAATTTCGCGTTCAAGCTCTTCTCGTGGATAAAATCGTTTATTACGATTTACTCCTTCAGCCATCATATAAGGACCTTTAATAAAAAGAGATTTAGCACTATCTTTATTGGTCTGCTCCTCAAAGACCTCGAACTGATCGATGATGCCTGGATTCTCACAAACAAGATTTAGTTTAACTGACATACATATATTTATACCAAAAGCTTACGAAATCTCCTTTTCTGTTAAAATTAAAAATTTATAATCACGACCGTCACAATATTTTCTAGCAGCCGCCCATTTAGCTTGATTAGTTACGTATTGCTTTTGTTCGTATATAAGATGCTCCCTCTTTCTATACTTGGTCGTTGGAGGTTTCGTTTGTTTGTATGGCTTTATCTCAACACAATATTTAGTAATTTGTTCCCCCTCCTTTATAACAACATAATTATCTATATGATACCTGTGCGTTCTTTTAGTTAAAGGATTATAATATGGTATCTTAATATTTTCGGAACCCCACCTTAATACTTTTTCGTTATTATCACAAAATCTAAAGAATTTTAATTCAAGACCGGATCTATAAACAGCACGATCTCCTATAAACTTGTTCTGGTTTACTGGAACAAATATCCCCTGACGGTATTTTTTATTTTTATTCATTAACCAACAATAAATCCAACAGGATCATTACTACCAAATCCAGATGTTGCTCCTGTCATAAGCTCTTCTTCAAGCTCTGCCTTACGTTGCTGACCTTCTTGTAATAAGTCATAGTTGAGAGCACCTCCACCAAGTAAACTAACCTGACCAAATTTACCACGTACCCTGCCAATTGTAATCATAGATAAAGCTAACGCATATTCATATACCCATTGCTCTTTAATAACATCTCGGATTGGTTTTTCAAGGTAAGTGGAAATTACTCCATAAAAGCGTTCATTTTTTGGTTGTGGATACATTCTCAAATACTGGGTCCTTTCATCAAAAACAATATCTCGTTTAAGGGCTAGCATTTTTTCTCGTGTATCAATAAATTCTTTAAGGGTATACCAAGATACTAAATCAAATCCATAATTACCCATAGCATATGAGAAGTATGTTTGTTGTGCCATTGTCTGTTCTAAAGTAAATAATGTATTGATACCTGTATTTGAACCTTCTTCAAAGTCTGTAACAGATATAACCTTTCTGTAGTCCATTACATCATAATCATATACATTCTGATATGTTGTCATATCACTAGCTGACCCTGCACGAGCTAATGTACGTCGTACATTAGGCTTAAACGTAGCTGACAGCGAATTATCAAAAGCTGTAATTGTATTAGTTAGTGTATGGTCAAATAATTCACCTTCAGCTATACCATCTGCAAAGTCTGCAGATAATACAGATGAGCTAGCAAACACTGACGATAAGACTTCAACTTGTGATGTATAAACTATATCTGGTGTCTCACCATAGAATTCTGAACTAGGTCCTAGTGGATTAGTACCAGCTATTTTTTTTGATGTAGTGTCTAAGTCAGTGTTAGCTAATGTATATAATAAATCTAATCTAATACCTTTATTCGTCTCATACAAATTAGAGTCAAAAATCATATATTCTCTTGTATAACCAGCAAATTTAGTAAAATACTCTACTGCAATCTGAATATTCTCATTTAATTGATCGGAATGTATTTCTAACGATATAACTGGGTAACCTAAAGCTCTCTTAATTCTATCACCTAACCTACCATACGTTTCAATTCTATTATTAAGGTTAGTAGACAAAAAAGCTGAGAGGGGAGTTATTTCACATGCAGATGCCATACATTTATTTAATCGGTTGCAATGAAATAGTTACCTAAAAGTTATAGTATATAACACACAACCAATTAAATATTGATATGGCTTATCAAGTAACTATAGTTCCAGCAACAAGTGGGCAACCAGACGGTCGTTACACAGAAGAGTATCTTGCAGATTTTATCAATACTACTGTAGTACCTGCTAGTGGTGCCGTACTTACTCAAATTTTAGAAAATCGCGGCTCTAACCTTATATTGGTTTGGGACGATAGCCTATAGTAAATATTAACTAAACAAGGCCGCTCCTATAGGCGCGGCTTTTTTTTGCTTTTTACGTATCAGCTCCTGCGTCTGGACCTGGTTCAGCTGCTGCATCAAATTCCTCTGCTCCAGCGTCACCTGCAGCTTCTTCACCAGCAGTTGCAGGACCACCGCCAAACTCAGGTATACTACCCTCACCACCTCCGGCGACTCCACCACCTTCACCACCTATTTCGGCCTCAGCTCCTGATGAAGCAGCAAGTTGCTCCTTCCACATAGGACCGGCAGCTTGAATTTGTGCCAACTCCCACTGCATCTCAGCATCCTTACGTAAAAATTCCCGGTTAGCTAAAATATCTCTATCTCTCCAACCCAAGTATTTCTTTTGTGCATATGTAACAGAAATAAATTCGTTACCCGCCAAGGTGTTAAAGTTAGCAGCTTTAAGTTCTAGTTTTTGAGATTCCCGCATCTCAAAATAATTTGATGGCGGGTTAAATATAATCTCAACATTAGTTTCGCATAACTCTAATTCATCCCACATCCCTCGCAGCTTAAGATGAGTAACAAAACCTCGCTTTACTGCTGTAGCGAATCGTTGTTGCTGCCTAATAATAAATTTTGCAAACTTAAGCTCTTCACGAAGGACTGTTGTACCATCAACTGTACGATCTTCTGGATCGATACGAGTGGCAGGTACTTTAAGTGATCTATATAACTTCTTAATAAAGTACATTAAGTCGGCCAACTCACCGAGGTTAGCACCTCCTGGGAGCTGTTGAACTTGAGTACCATCTGAACCTTGACGCTTAGCAAACCAGAAAGCATCAAGCATAGACTGTGGGTTAAACTTATTAACAACACTACCTTGATCATTATCAAATGTCTTTTTAGACCAGTAGTTTTGAATAAGTTTACGAAGATACGCTTCAGCTTTTGGTGGAGCCATATTACCAACATCCACGTTGAATACAAGACGTTCTGGAGCTCGTACTAATCGATATATAACAATTGCATCTTCAATTAATGATAATTGACGATAAGGTCGACGCGCGTTTTCTAAAAATGGTACTACAAAATCTTTTGTTTCATTATAAACTCCAGAGTTAGCATAAATCAATTGATTTTGCTCCATTGGTATCATCTCTGTCTTTTCGATTTTATCTGGTTGCGTTATACTAAAAATAGGCTTCTTATATATATAGCCCTTCACAAGCATATTTTGAATATTATTATAAACAGGATCAACAATCTCTGCCGGTATATTCATTAAACCTAAAACCCCTTCGTTAGTATAATTTTCATGAAGAATTAATTCAAAAAATACTTCCCCTTCAACTAATAATTGACGAAAATATTGCCACCCTTTCGATCGTAAATCAAAAAAGTCAATATATTTATCAAATTCTGAATCTAATTTCTTTTTATCGTCGACTGATAAATCTATATTTTCGTAATGTATTTTAGTAGTACGTCCATTTTCATCGATATTAATACACTCATCACATATCTCATCTAATGCATCTGATACTTCTGAATATGCGGCCATAACCCGATAATCTCGTAATCTACCTCCCTTATCAGCATCTAGTGATGCATACATCACATCCTGGAACGAACCATCTTTACCAAAATCTCCGATAGGGATATTATTATATGGATTAGATGATGTAACGGATGCTTTTGCTAATGCTTCAGCGCGCTGCGTACCATTCTTTGAAAAGTATTTATATTTGGTATTTAGAGAGTCATCTTGTTGACTTGCATACGGTAATCTGTTAGAGATATAACTCACGAGATTTCTGCCAAAAGTAGCAGCTCTACCGTCATTTGTTGGAGAAGTATCAGCCATCTTTAGTTATTTATTCTGCGGTGAAGTAGAAGCCATCAATTTCTGCTGAAGTCTTCCATCCCGCTGGGTTTTTGACAATAACATCAAATCTACCAGAAGCGGTAAGTGCTGGTATCATGATGTTGAGGATTTGATTATTAAGTACATTCCACTGACTAGTTGGTAGAATATAACCGCTTACTTCACCTGTATAAGTTGTATTTACTGCAGTGAAACCTGTTGTAATAGCGCTATTCGAACTGAGCATTACAAACTCTGTTCTATCATAGTTATTACCATATAAAGTATAACTTCTACCACCGGCTGAAGTATTAGTTACAATCGTTGTAGGATTATCTATAGGTAACAATGAGCCAGATGTATTAAAATATACATTTGTAATTTCTGGTATACCAGAAAGGGTAATTGTTTCAACATCACCTACAGTTGATGACATATTTGCAAAAAACGTTTCATAATCCAATGATGAAAGTCCTTGATTAAGGTTAAAATCCGGTCTTACATTTATGAAGTTATTTTCAATAAAGTAGATTGGGGAACTTTCTTCATTCTTACTTCTAAATAGCCAACCTTTAATAGTGAAACTTGTATCAGCTACAATTCTAAACTTGTCACTATATGTTGTTTCAGTCGGGGTGTTTAGAGTAATATTTTGATCCCATAACACTTCTGATCGTATCTCTATAGTATTGCTAACGTCTGATGAAACTGGCTCTTTCCACGCGAGTATAATATATGGATCTGAATACGGTACAAAATTAGAAATAATTTGCTCCATATCCTGCATATATCTACAAAGTATGGACATATTTACTGTTAAATTGACAGGGGTTGGTGTTCTAATAGATGAGGAAGAATTAGAATTACGGTAATTTTCAAAATTATCGAGTTTATTAAATACCCGATCAGTATCATACGAAACACTCGCTAAATCAATAGCGACTACTGGTAGTTCTATATTCTGAGCTTTATTAACTATATCATACATTATACGCTGTTTAGGAGCAAACACGTATCTTACAGCTACTTCTTGACGAGCATTGCTATTTTTGTCATAACGTTTAACAACTGTATCATCAAATGCCGCAACAAACTGAGTTAAGAGATCCTTAACTTCAAAATTGTAAGTATAGTTTTTCAAAGCTATATATATTTAATGCTTAAACAAATCTTTCGAGGAAGTATTTTGGTAACTTATGTTTAGATCTCAAAATACTATCAACAATCGTACCATCTAGAATATATGTTATGCAAGTATCTTTCTTAGATCGAACTCCTCGACCACATGATTGAATTAATGAACATAACATTTTATTTTGATACCAATCAAAGTCGTTTTTCATCATTCGCTCAATTCTAACATCCTTTGTAGGTAGGAATGGCGCTTTAATTAGTATTTGAAATTTCGCTAGATCGCCTTTTAGATCAACCCCATAAGACATAGATGGTGAAACAAGCACAGTCGGTTGCGTACTCAACGTATGCTTATCTAAAATATCCTCATTTTTTATACCCGGTTCTCGGTATAAAAATCTATCACCATATAACATTGTACCAAGCTTAGCCGTAATACTGTTATTTTGAGAATGAATAATACCTTTATCATTTGCATGATGATTACATATTTCAGCAACTTGTTTAATAATACGTGGTAGATACTTATCCATAGTATGGTAGTTTAACTTATACTTAGGATTGCAAACTATGGGTGCCTTTTTAGGATCAAAACTCGAATCCGCTTCTACATATTTGTAATCAGTAATACCTAACGATTTACAAAAATTACTTGGATCAATTATCGTAGCTGACATTAAAATAATTTTATCTGCATAATCAAATAATCTATACGCTAATTTATCAACCTTCAAAGGCATAAATATAATACCTGTATCGTCCCTCTCATAAACATATTCCGATTCTTGCCATGAATCAGTTACCTGTTCAACTTTATTATGCAAATTCATCAGCCTTTGCATATTAGTAGTAAGATCTAAAATAGCCTTTTTATTATTAGTCTTTTTTACTGCTAAAATATTCTTAATATCATCAATCTTATCTGTAAGATCGAGTTGTAATTCGGTTAACCACTTAACTGCAGACATTCGTTTAGTTAACGGCCTAACACCGACATCCATTCTCTTAAGAAACGTGTAATCCACCTTACATGTAAATTCTTTAACAAGCTGATCTTCTAACTCAGAAGCCTCATCACAAATTAAAAACTGCCTCTTTTTAAGGTGACTAGGTAAAGCAAAAAACATATTATAGTTTAACGTGTTAAACTGAGATACTAACGCTTTGTTTCTTGCTTCATAATATGAACACTTATTTTTTGCCCAGCAATCTGCTTTTAAACTAGAGGAATGTAAACATGGTGCTACATCTACCGGATAACGTTCATCTATTGCACATTGATAATTAGACTTTCCTTTAACAACGGCTGTTTCATTGAATAGATCTTTGTACTGATCCTGTAGAGCTTTTGTAATGGTTAATGCTGTGCAACCAAACGGTGGTGCTTCATCACACTCTTCCTGATATGTATAACCAGTCTGTGTTCTTTTGTATGCTGCGTATGATGTAACTAGCTGTCTAAACTCGTCAGGGCTTTCATCTGCAACATTACCTAATGATTTAGATATAAAACTCTTACCACTACCAGTAGGAGCATTACAAATTACGAATTTACTTCCTGTTTTGAAAGCTTCATCTATGCTTTTAAGAAGTTTAACTTGTGATGGGTTAGGATCATAACCCTCTGGAAAATGCTGCAATAAATTATTAATCACCTACCATGATTATAGTCACAGCCTTCTATAAATCAACTTTATCCAAAGGCATTATATACAAATTTTCATTATATATTTTCGACTTCTTAGATGAATCCAAAAATTTAACCTGCAATTGCAAATCCTCAATATTTAAAAATTTATTTAACTTATAGCAAAGTATTGTTTTTGTACCTACTGTTGATATATCAAATGGATAAGGTATTTCATATATGCGTGTCCTCACTTCATCTTCTAAAGTTAGTTTAGCATAATGTTGTTTAATTTGAAAAATTCGTAATTTACCTTTTCTTATAATTTTACGATCTGTACATATAGCAACCGTTTGAAGTAGGTATGGCTTTAAACAATCTGAGAATTTTTCGAGAGATACATTCATGAATTCATAAAGTTATATTTTTGTTCAGGAGACATCGGGTATATATTTTCATTAAAATATTCCCAGAAATCATTATTTGGAATTTGCTTAATAAGGTCACATGAATTCATACTTATAGTCCTATAGCTTTGCATTAGTATATCCCATACAACTAAAACATTTTCCACTGCTTCATTAATTTTTACTGGCCCTTTCGGAGGAGCATAGTTTAATGTAGTTCTACCATTTACAGAATTTAATAAGTCGTGAGACTTTGTACATAGCATTCTTCTTGTAGGACCATCTCCTGCTCTAGGTCGACGTCTTACAAATCTTATTTCACATACATTATTTAATAATAGTGAATCAAGAGCTGCTCTTTGTATTATCATTCTTCAATTTACATATTCCAAATAAACGATCTTCATTTAGGAAAATTCCTTTCTTCACAGCCGAACCATTTACATCAATGTTAGCTACGGTAACGCCAAGATTATTTGGAAAAATAACAATATCACCAGGTTTTGTATATTCAGCTTTTGGACCAGCTAGAATAACTCTAGCTTTACGCCAAGCTTTAGTAAGAGCATTTGTAGGTACAAATATACCATTGCGTTCAATTTCACCAGTATCATTTTCATCAACATATTCAACCAGTAATATATCGTCAAAAATCATTGTAAGTTCAAAATCATCCGTAAGGCCTACATCACCTTCATTGTTTGTAGAAAGATCGATTAGATGTCTTTGTGTAGCTAGAGTATCAATACTTCGTTGTGCCATGATTATATTTACTTTGAATCAAGAATTAATCAAGCAGGTTCTTATACATCTCTAGTTCGCGAACAGACATATTTTTATTTTTTGCGATCATCTTAAGTTGGTCGGCCTCATCTTGCTTATCTTTATCCCGCTTAGGCTTCTTAATATAACTGATACGTTTAAATTTAAGACGTGGTATTAAGTTAAAATACAACCTATATGTTTTTTGCTTATCAGTATCAAAAATACCGCAATATTTATTAAGTGTTTCATTAACAAAACAAACCGTCTCTTTACTATACATTGTAAGCCACCTATTGAAAAGAAACGGTACAAATGACTGCTCACCTTCTAGATCTAAAGGTTCAGGTTGCTTTTGTTTATTAGAGTAAAATAATTTATTTTGTAGCTGAAAGAAATTCATAACATGTATTCTCCATTATAATATTTGTAATATATTTTGCAACTGATTCAGCTTTATATCTATTATTATATGTTTGCTGCTGACGAGTTTGTACTAATTGTAGCATATCTAAATCAGATAACAAATCCATAATTACATTACCAACATTTTTATCCCAATCTTCTACTTGACAGATAGCAGCATCTTTATATATCTTTGTTTCCGGTAATTTAGGAGATACAACTATAGCACCACTACGCATTGTTTCATAATGTCTAAACGTTTCTACACTCACATTACCAACCGGGCAAACCACAATCTTCGAATCATGAAGCTTTTGTGAGTATGTATCAGCATCCAATCCTACATTAAAACCTTTTGTAATATTAAAATCAAGATAAGGTCTTTGCTGCTTTGGCATTTTTTCAAAAAAATCTATTACCGATGCCATGTTTCGACGTCTATTTGCAGAGCATACATTTCCAGCAAAAAATACGTCAATAGGTCGCTCTATTATAGGTCTATTGACGAGCTTTTTATGCTTTTTATTATAACCAAGCGGTAAAGAATGCACACTACCGTGTTCTTGCTCTTGTAGCAAATATGCCTTGAATATTGTAGCATTATCTCTCCATTTCTGAGGTATATTATCTGTTAAATATTCATTCTTAATACCGATAATTACATTCTTTTTATTATTATCAAG